TCCCCGAGCCGCCACCACCTCCACCAGGGGCCGATGCATCGGTACCGTTCGTGTTGGCTGCACCACCCGCACCGCCACCGCCGCCGCCGTTGGCGCCAGCCCCCGGGGTAGCCCCGGACGCAGCGGCTCCTATTGCGGTGTTCCCTGCGCCGGCACCACCGCCACCACCGATGTGCGTAGAGTTGACACCAGCCGCCCCAGCCCCGCCAGCGTACTCGGTAGCCCCCACGCCTCCAGTCGTTCCACCCGCTCCCGCCGCGTTCGTACGGAGCCCGCGCGACCCACCGAGGGCCGAGACCTGGTTTGCGTTGAACCCCGAGTATCCTCCGTTGTTCCCGTTCGCGTTCCCGCTGCCGACCGCACCGCCAGCACCGATGATGAGGGTATAGTTCGTCCCCGGCACGACAGTGACGCCGTTATTTCTCCCATACGCACCACCGCCACCACCACCTCCCGCCGCTGTCGTCAGCGACGTTGAGGCACCGGACCCTCCGCCCCCCCACACCTCGATGTTCGCGGCGGTGATGCCGTTCGGGCAGACCCAATAGTTTGTCCCGGCGACGGTGTAGGTGTTGTTAGGCATGGCGGTAGTCCGGGAGCAGGTGCCACCGGTCCAGCGTCTCCCTCAACTGCTGAACCTTATCGGCCACCGGGATCGTGTATGCGTGGAAGAAGAAGTCGCAGCCCTGCGGGAACAGCTTCGCGTTGAGGTCAGCGATGGCCGTGTACTTCAGCCCGTAGCGCGCGACGTTGCGGCTCATGATGTAGTCGTCCGCGAGATGCGATCGTTCCATGACCCCGCTGTTCGTTTCGTTCACGGTCAGGTAGCAGCGCCGCGTCACCTCCTCGGGGGTGAGGTCCTCACAGGGGTGCCACAGGTCGAGGCACCAGGACGAGGCAATCGTGAGCCAGCCGCAGGTGCCGATGTTCCGCCCGTCGCGCAGGAAGTATTCGTCGTGAGCATGGCGGATGCTGGAGAAGTCGTGCCCGTTCTGCGCGACCGTGTCCCGCGCGAGGTGCTCCGTCCAGTCGGGCGCCTCCGGGTGCAGCAGGCAGTCCGAGTCGAAGTAGATGTTCCAATCCCACGCCCCCGCGCGCGCGAGGTCGTATATCTGGAGCTTCTCGCACACAACGGGCCACTCCGGGAACTTGCGCTCGGTGATCTCGACGAACTCGGCGCCGATCTTCTCAGCGTACAGCCGCAGGAACGGATAGGTGATCTTCGTGATCTCGGGTGAGTAGTCATTCACGTTGAGCACGAAGACCGCTTTCCTCATGAGAAGATCATCCTTTTCGAGACGTGGGGGGTCCAGACGATGGAGCCACCGGCACCGTCTTCTCCATCATGGACGAGAGAAACATCGCTGAAATCAATCGAGTCCAAGCCGAATACGGTCGCTCCACTACCCCATGTTCCCTCACCATAAATCGATCCCAAACATATCATGTCAGGGACTCTCGCAACGTTATCCATCGCACCACTATCTTGAGCCGCACCCAAGTCAATAACAGTGCTCAAGTAAAATCCCCATGTATTCCCCGTGGTGTCATACTTGATCCCGAAATGGTACCAAGTCCCCGTACTTATATTCACGGCATCACTCGAAACGGTACTATAGTTGTCGTAATATAGTAATTTCGCCCATAGTTGCGTACCCGTTTTGCCTATATCCATCCACGCCGCAAGCGTCGTAACGGCACCGCTACTCAATCCGGCTATGGATACCTGAGAGCCGTCAACTAAATTATCTGTCGTTATTTTGAACCAACCCGCAAGATATCCTATCACGTCGCCTCCGGGCGCCGCGATATATTTTCCCTGAGAACCCGTCGGAAGAACTGTCACATGATATGAACTCCCCGTATGTGATCCAGACGCAACAAAGTCCCAAGTCCCAGCCCCCCCGGCGAAGTCACTCCATGTCTGCGTATATGCGTTCTCGAATGCTTCAAAGACTGCCATCAGTCTGCCTCATCCATAGATCATCACCCAAGGATTCGCAAAATATTCATATGGCCCGATATCCCATGCCGCATCTTGTGGCCTCGCAATACTATCTTTGTCAGTAGCGAATGACGCTATGGTATCTCCAACATCTATCAACGGGCTTCCCGTGAGGAGATGGAAATCTAAACCGGAAAGATTCCTGAACTTCGGGTCGCCACCGTTCACCACGCCAGTTTCAGTGATCGTTTTCGCAGCGAAACTCGCCCCCCCTACATAACTGTTCAACTTCGTTCCACTCTCGGCCATCGTGTACCAGCCCTTTACGGGGTCGGATGTATCATTTCCGCATTCGAGGAAGATGTTATTGATAACTTCCGGAGTTGTTGATCCTGACTGAATGTCAATTGCCATACCATCATATGTTCCCTGTCCTACTTTGTAAAACAGATTGTTGTGGAACTTCATATTTGGTGTCGCCACCACTTGCCCCTGCATCGTGATATTCGCCCAAATGTTGTTGCGGAAGGTAATATCATGGATGTCTGGAGAAGCGTGGGAATTGGACATATAAAACGCCTGCATGTCCATGTCATGCCAGTAGTTTCCGTCAAAAACGATGTTGTTCGCAACTGTGGTAGCATCGAATGAGAATACTTGGAAGCAGTCGGGATGCTCCTCTATAACATAATATATTGCAGTATGCGTTTCGTTGTAGGAGAATGTATTGTACGTTCCCCAACATCTGAATACGTCGCAACTCCTCAAGTCATGAATGAGATTGCGTGTCACGAGGTTATGATTCCCCGAGTTTACATATATGCACGTAGCGAACATATTTTTTATCTCACCGTCAGAGATCGTGTTGTAATCGCCGTCAACCCATACGCCAATACGGCCGTCAGTAGTCAGATTGTCGATGAGGAAGTTCTTTAGTGTAGAGTGATCCCCATCCAGATGAACAGACCCATATACCCCGCCTGCTCCCGGACCAAATCCGAGTCCATCGACGACGATCCAGTCTGCACCCGAAGTTACAAATCTCGTCGTCGTGGCGGTAACTGGACCAGTAAACGTGATGGGGTTGGCTTCGGTGCCTGAAGTGCTCATCGTGACGAGTTCGCCATAAGCACCGGCCGAGATGTTAACCGTATCCCCTGCAATCATCGTATCGGCGGCGTGCTGGATAGTCCTCCACGCATGAGCGGCGTCGATAGCCGTCCCATCATTTGTGTCGTTACCGGTCGTCGTTACGTAGTACGTCGCCATCTACTCACCCAAGCGCGGCATCGACGATAACATTCGCATCCTGTAGTGCCTTCTTGAACTTCGGGTCCAGTGTAGGGTCCGACAGGATAGGCACCACCAGGGCCTTGAACGCCGCCCACTGTACCGGGTCCAGCGTGATCATGTTCACCGGCTGCGCAACCAGTGAGTTGAGAAAGGTCACCGCCTCGGGTTTCGTCATGTGTGCCCCCTAGAACCTCAGCTTTATCGTCTGAGCAAAAGACAATTCCACTCCTCCCCAGAAATCCGAATCCCACCAGTAACCTTCCCAGAAATATCCCGAGTACCACATCTTCAGCTCCCGTCTAGCGTTACCACGGTCCTGTTCCTGCCAACGACCGTGCCATCTATGCGCTTCGTAGTGCCGTTCAAACCAAAAAACTCCTTGCCGTCATCGCTGCTGATCCCGGCTATTCCCGCGAGGAGTATCCTTTGGATCCCTGCCGCAGTGAGAGTCCCCTCTATGACCTCGGCATGAATATCATCCACAAGGCTCGAAGCGGATTTCACTGACAGGTCCACGATGATGTCCACGGGTTTCATATTCGACGCGCCCCTGAGCTGGATCTTTACCCAGGCCGCGCCGGCTGCCAGGGCCTCATCCGGCACACCAAGCTCGTAATCCCCCGGCATATTCGTCCCATCGGCAGCAATGAATCCACCAGAAGCCCACGTCCCTTTTGTCTTGTCGGCGAGGCTGATCTGGACAGCCGCTCCCGCCACGCCCTGTCTGGTGTAGTACGCAACTAACCCAGAGGTGTTGTATACCAGCCCCGAAAGCTTCGCGCCCGTGGTGATAGACGAATCGTAGATCGGAACGATGATGTCCCTGGAGGTCGTCCCCGCAGGTACGTTCAACAGTTCCATATCATTCCCCCCTCGGTCTGAGCTGGAACTCCGCGTTGAGCACGCCGAGGATGTCCGTCAGCAGCGCCTCGATGCGCTCCAAGCGCTGAAGGTAGAGCCGGCGCCGGAGCTGCCACCACTTCGGCTGCTCCCGATGGCTCGCCTCAATCCGCGCGCGGAAATCCGCCGCAGCCTTGAAGGCGTTGCCGACCTGCTGAAGAACGTCCCCCATCCCTCACTCCTTACTCTTGAACGCGCCGATCCACCCGCGCGCGTCCCACCGGACTTTCGCCAGCGGCAGCCAGCCCATGCCCACTAGCTCGTCGAACGTGAACCAGCTCTGATGTTTCTCCAGCGCGTTCCCCGCCGCCGCGTCCTGCTCAAGCCAGAACAGCGGGGTGCTCAGGTAGGCGAGCGGCTGAGCGATCAGCCACCCCGACAGCCGCTTCGCCTTCTCCCGGTCGAAGTGCTCGATCACGTCCATGCACAGCACCGCGTCCGCCGGCGCCGCAATCCGTCCATCGACGAAATCGAACAGGTCGCCCCTCACGAGCACGTCGTAGGTCCGCGCATCGTCGCCCGCCAGGTATGGCAGGTATCCATCGACCCCGATGGTCCGCGTGTCTCTCCCGAGATAGCGCTTGACCATCGGCCCGTACTGCCCCCGCCCACACCCGAGGTCCAGCACGCTCCGCGCCCCATGCTGCTGTAGCGATAGCAGCACGTAGCGCATGATCGCCGGGTGCCCGTCGCCCATCACGGGCCCCTGCGCTCGAAGGCTCCGATCCTGCCCTTCCCGTTCCCGTCGTCCATGTCCTCGATGTGCAGGGCCCGGTAGCCCCGCGAGGCGATCTCCTCTTCCGTGAACCAGCACCGATGCTTCTCGAGCTGGTTCCCGCCCACGGGCTCCTGCGGGTAGTCGAAGAGCGGGGTCGAGACGATCATCACGGGGGCGACCTTCGGCTGAAGGTCGAGCACGCTCCATGCATCGTCCTTCGGGAAGTGCTCGATCACGTCCATGCAGATCACGAGGTCCGCCTGGATTCTCAGCGTCCCGTCAATGACCCGCTCGATGCCGGTGTGTATCCTCGCGGTGTACAGCGTCATGGTGAACTCCTGCACCAGGTAGGGCAGGAATCCGTCGAGGCCGATCATCTCGATCTTCGGGTTGAGTTGCCGCAGGAACGCCCCGTACACCCCGATCCCGCAACCGAGATCGAGCACCACCCGGGGCTTGATCTCGTTCACGATGTACTCGCAGATCCACTTCCGCGTCCCATGCCAGGACACCCCCTGGCCCCTGATCCGCTTCACCGTCACCATCGGTTCGCTCATGTACCTTTCTTCCCTCTCCTATCACGCCGTCAGCGTGACCGCCTTCAGATGGCCCAGCTTGATCGTCGGGTCCACGTGGATCTTGAATCCGGCCTCAATCGCCAGCGAGCACCACGAAATGTCTTCGCTCGGGAAGAACACCTGGTCCTTCATGACTTTGGGCACCGGCCTGAACCACGGATACCCGAGTTTCTCGAAGACGCCGCGGCGCACGAGCAGGAAGTGAAACCCGGTGAACTCGACCTCGATCAGCCCGTCATCATTGCGGTTGTACTTGTCGAGGTCAATCTTCCGCGCGAACTCACATGTCCCGTCGCTATTGTGGAATCCCCACTGGAGCCTGCCCTGCTCCATGTTCGTGATCGCGCTGCCGGTGCAGATGTCGACGTTGTGGTCCATGAGGTGCCACACGTCTTCCGACCTGAACACCGCATCGCTGTCGATCCACATGAGCCAGTCGTAGCCGGTCCCACGAAGCGGCTGCACACCGTTCATCGGGAATCCCCGCTTCAGGATGTCCGGCTCGAGGATCATGTTCCTCGTCAGGTAGACGTTCGACGTGTACTCCCGGCGCATGATGGGAGTGACCCCCTTCAGAATGCAGCTCGCGAGGAGGTCACTCCAGCGTTCCAGAAATAGCCCGGAGTACGATTGCCCGGGGAGACAGAAGACTATCGTCATGTGCCCTGCTTGAACTCCATCAGTCCGCTGCCGGACCATTGGATGGTGAAGTTGCCATTCGCCGAGGCTTTGTCCTCGGTGAACTGGTAGCAGGCGATGAGGTTCTTGTTCGCGATGGTCGAGTCGTACACCACCGCGTTCCTCGCCGTGATGGTCGAGGTCTGCCAGGTGACGTCCGTCGCGTCCCACTTCACCAGGTCGTTCGTGTCGTCCTGGGTGAGGGTCGAACCGCTGAGTATCGCGCCTCCCGCGGTGTAGGCGCTCCCGACCACCTCGCTGTCGTAGGGGTCCGACCCGGTGACCCACCGGGTGTTATCCTTGTTCGGCGTGTAGGTCGAGTCGACCAGCGCCACGCGGAGGTCATCGGCGCTGAGGGCGGTTGCCTTCAGGCCGAGATCCATCCAGAATCGGTTGTAGATTAAAGAGGCCATTTCATACCCTCGTCGGCGCCCCGCCGCCCCTGAGTACCTCGACCTGCACGACGACGTCCTTCTTCACGGGCGCCGCCGGCGCGGCTTCGGCTTCGAGCGCATCCATCGACACGACGACGTCCTTCTTCTCGGGCGTCGCCGGCACGGTCTGCGCCACGGGTTCCTGCGTCTGTTCGTTCATCGCTGGCTAGCTCCGATCCTGCCAGACCTTGACGTAGTCGAGGCTGATGACCCCGAGCCCGGCGCCGCTCGCCTTGTAGAGGCCGATGTGCGCCTGGCACTTGCTGTTCGACGCGCTCGCCGCGTTGACAAACGTGGTGCCCGTCGCCACCGCCGCTCCGTCGATGTAGAACCGGATTGCGCTCTGGTTCGTGCAATCGACGCGGAAGATGTGGTAGACGCCGGCGACCAGCGTGATGCCGCTGGATGCTGAGGTGTCCGTCGCATCGTCGTCGCTCTCGCAGGCCACGACCCCTCCGGCCGGGACCTCGAAGCCCACGCGGAAAGCCGAGCCGCCAGCGGCCCATGCCCCCCACAGCCCGAACGAGGCGATCCCGTTCAGCGTCGGGAGGGTCGTTAGGGCCAGCCGCGCCTCGAAGATCGCCCCCTGCGCGATCGAGAACTTCAGCTCGTCGTTCATGTGCAGAGCCGCGTCCTGCTCCTGGCTGGCGGAAGTCAGCGAGAGGTCCACCAGACCGTTGACGCCGTCCGCCGTGCCGGCAACCGTAGGCGGCGCGGCACCGACGAGCTTCTTCGTCCACGCGACGCCAGACTCCGCCGCACCGCTCGCGGGGATGGCGACATCGGCGCCGAGGAAGTCGTCATAGAACGCGATCGGGTAGAGGGCCTGCAGCGTCTCGAAGGTGCCCGAGTCCCAGTAGGCCACCCGCGAGCTGCCGTACCAGTTGCCCTTTGCCTTTGCTTTTCCCATGATCAAATCTCCTTGCTGAAACTACCGGGCAAGCTCGAGCCTACCCGGTAGTTTCGTCTTCACTTGCTCTCTGCCGCGGCTCAGTCAACCGCGGACGGGGGAACAGCCTGATCGTAGCGCGGCTCGAGCACGGCGATTGCCGCCACGAGACACGCGCTCGCCGAGGCAGGCGTGAGGGTCAGCATGACGAACGGGTACTCGGTGCCGGTCACCGGGGTGAGCTCCGAGCTCTCCACCAGGATCTCGAGCATCTTCCCGTTGTCCGTGGTGGCGGTCAGCGCCACACCCGAGACCGTCGCGGCAGCCCACGCGCCCATGAGATCGGTCCCCACTGCCGCACTCAGACGGTAGCGGAACACGATCGCAGTCGAAGCCCCGGGGACCGTCGTGGTCCCCTTCAGCACGGTAACGGTCAGGTTGACCGCCAGGGTGCCGACGGGCACGAGGAACTTCGCCGCATGGTACTTCTTCAGCCCGACCACGTCGGTGTTCGTCGCCCCGGTGATCGACACCGGCCCGAGAATCGGGACGACATGAACAGAGTCAATTGCTTTCATTGCGTTCTCCTTTTACGCCCTGGTCGCCAGCGCGATGAACGGGCTCTGGGTCTGCGAACCCTTGAAGGGCGTCAGCGCCGAGTGCCACAGGGGCTGCCCGTCGACCCGGTAGATGAAGCGGAAGCACATCTCGTCCGTGGTGAAGAGCACATGCATGCTCGCGGCGCTCTGAATGCCACCCTTGTCGACCAGCCGATACTGACCGGGATCGACGAGCATGATGTCTCCGACCGTTCCGAGCGCCTGGCACTGCTCGATGGGGATCACCGGGCGGCCCTTCAGGGTCCCATAGGCCTGGCCCGAGATTCCGCCGGGCGGCATGTACGCGGGCATTCCCGCGGTGCCGACCGGGATGGCGAGCAGGTCGAGCTGAGGCTCGATCTCCTGATTGATGAGCCACACGGAGTTCTGCCGGCTGGGCGCCCACATGGCCGCCCACATCTTCGAGATGTTCTCGAACTCGATGGTTGCCGCGGCCTGTCCGGTCTCCGCGGCGACCGACACGAGCGAGGGCGAGTTGAGGATGCCGAGCGGCTTGCCGGCGCCGTTCCCGTTGACGATCGCGTCCTGCAGCATGAACTGCAGCTCGCCCGTCACGGAGTCGCGGGCATCGGCCTCGAGGGCCGTCGCATCCTGCAGCAACTCGTCGGTCGAGTAGTAGAGCACCGCCTGCTTCTTCAGCAGGAACTCGATCCTGCGGAACTTCGGCTTGGAGGCAGTGATCGAGCCGGCCTCTGCGATCCAGTACCCCTGCACGCCGCCCCAGCGGGAGCCGTTCGCGCGCGAGGTCTCGTCGATGCCGTTCATCACCATGGAGTTTGCGGCTCCGCTGATGCTCCGTTTCTGCACGCGGCTGATGAGCTGCGAGTTGTCGTAGGCGTTCTTCACCATCTCGCCGGTGAAGTCAGTCCCGACCAGGAAGCCGCCCTCGGAGGGGATCCCCTCGTTCAGGCCGCTCGCGGCCGCCATGATGCTCTTGTTCCGCTGCTGATGGCGGACCAGGCGCGGCTTTTTCTCCTGCGTGCGGGACGCGAATGCGACATCCTGCAGGAACTCGCCCATGGAGTAGGGCGCCTCGTCGGCAACGTCGTGCACCTCGAGGCGGTCTGCGGGGTTGGAGCTGAAGGCGGCCTGCGCCTTGATCTCGAGGTCGATCTTGTCCTTCGCTGCCTGCATCTGATCGAGATACCCGGAGAGCTCGGCACCCTCGGGCTCGGTCAGATCCTCTTTCTCGTGGAGAGGCTTGGCCTTCGCTTCGATGGCCTTGAACTCCCCCTGGAGCTTTTCCAGTTTGGTCATGCTATGTCCTTTCGTTCGGGTCAGTTCACCAGAGCGAGCCTGCGGAACTTCGCAGACATCGCCCGGCGCTTCTCGGCTGAAACCTTGGCCGGGGCCGCTTCCTCGACCGGCTCAATCCCTGAGTCTTCTGCCTCCTCCATCCCAGAGGAGACCGCGGAGAATCCCTTCGCCGTAACAGCGACCGCCGCCTTCCAGGAGAATCCTCCATCCCGGAGGAACGCCTCGAAGTCGCGCGCCGTGGCCGGCGGTTTCTTCTTGTCGTCGATGCGATCCAGCACCGCCTTCGGTGTGTGCTGGTAGTTGAACTTGGAGAGGTCGGTAACCGCCGCGATCTGCTGCGCCTCTTCGACCTCGTCCGCGAAGCCTGCCTCGACTGCCTCGGCGGCGGTCAGCCAGGTCTCTGCGGCCATGAGCGCGAGGATCTCCTCGCGGGTATGGCTGCTGCGGGCGGTGTAGATGTCGGCCATGCCGCTACCGATGGAGTCAAGCAGGTCGGCCGTCTTCCGCATCTCAGCTCCCGTGCCAATGGCCAGCGCCCACGGGTCGTGAATCATGAAGTACGTTCCCTCGTTCATGATGAGGCGCTTGCCAGCCAGGGCGATGATCGAGGACACGGAGGCGGCTAGGCCGATGACCTGTGTGGTGATCTTGTCCTTCACGCCGGCGAGGATGTTAAAAATCGCCATGCCGTCGAACACCGATCCCCCTGGACTATTGATCAGGAGCGTGATTGCCTTCGCGCCCTTGATGGCGTCGAACTCCTTCTTGAAGTCAGAAACAGAAACGCCCCACGCGCCGATTTCGTCGAACAGAGCAATTTCGGCGGTGTCGTTCTCCGCCTTCATGCTGAACCACCGTCTTCGGACTTCGCTCATGCCGCGTCTCCTCGTGCTGCAAACAAAAAGCCGCCCCGTGGCGGCCTGCTCGATCGCTCGTCCGGCTCCTACTCTGCCGGCGGCTTCTCTTCGGGTTTCGGTTGCGGGGCGGTCGGCTGGAACGCCGGCGCCTCCGGCTCCTCGCCGATCTTGTCGGCGATCGTGTAGTTGCTCGGCACCAGGTACTTGTCACCCTGGTCGCCCGGCTGAGGGTTCCTGTTCTTCATCGCGCGCCACTCATTCGCGCTCGTAACACCCCACTGCCGCTCGATGGCGAGGGCATTCGCCTGCGCCACGGAGTCGGCCCGCAGCAGCGCATCCATCAGGAACTCTGGGAACACATCCTCCCTGATGCTCGCCTCGACGAGCTGGGTATGAATCTCGGCCTCGAAGAGCGAAGCCCACGGCATGAAGCAGTCCTGAAGGTCCATGATCTGCAATTGCTCGATGTTCGAGAACGTCGCGCGAGAGAGATCCTTCAGCCTGGCCGGCGAGAGGTTGAGCCAGCGCGCTACCTCCTCGATCTGGAACGTCCGAGAGGCGAGGAACTGCGCATCCTCGAGGGGGATGGTGTTCCGGTTGAACTTCGTGCCCTCCTCGAGCAGCACGAGCTTGCCCTGGTTCGCGAGACCCGAATACTGCTGGACGATGCTCTCGACGAGGCGGTTGCGCGCCTCCTGGCTCGAGAGCTTCGGCGCATCGATCGGCCGCTCGAGGAAACCGCTCGCATGCACGCCGCGACCGAAATACTGCTGGCCGAACTGCTCCATCCCCGCGGTGAGCCCCAGTGACTCGCGCGCGAGGGACAGCAGGGAGAACCCGGTGATCCCGTTGAACCCGGGCCCTGGTACGTGGAATATGAACCGCGACGAATCTTCCCGGGTCAACGTCTCCTTCTCCCCGGGCCCGTGGGTGATCTCGTAGAAAAGCTTCCTCGACTTCTTGTCCTGCGTCACCTTCACCTGCGACGAGTCGAGGATGCGCTCAACGCCGGTCACGATGCCTGAGTATCGCTCCCGCATCATGATGCAGTAGGCGTTCCCCCACAGGACCACGCGGCCGGTCATCGCGCGTTTCCACTGGTGCGCCGTCATGTAGGGGCCGACCTGGTCGTGCAGGATACCGTACAGCGGATGCTTGCGGTACCGTTCTCGGCTGAGCTCGCCCGTCCTTCGGTAGAGGATGCACGGCATCGAGGCGATGGCTCCCATGATCAGATTCACACCGCAGAAGAAGGCCGAGATCGCCATGGCGTTCGCAGGCCCCATGGGGACACCGGCCCTCGTCTGCCCACCATCGAAAGCAGAATCCATCTGCTGAGCGAACTCCTCGAGCGTGATTTCCGGCCATGCTCCCGCGGCGCGGAATAATCGCAGACGCTCTCGTAGCTTCATCAGATTATCACTGCTCCTCGCTCTTCGTAGACACTCACACCGCTCCCGTGCCTCATGGCCCGATCGATCGCCATGATCAGCGCCACCATCCCGTCGATCTTCTCCGTGCTCTTGCCCTTGTCGGGCTTCAGGTTCCCCGCGGGGTCCTGCCGCACGACCATGTTATTCGCCATCCACCTCAGCACCGGGTTCCCGCCGTGGTGCAGCTTCTTCGTCAGCACGAGCTCCATGAGCTCCTTCGTCGGGGCGGCCATCGAAGCGAAGCCCTGCCCAACGGGTACCATCGTGAAGCCTTCGCCCTGGAGCTCCTGCACGAGCTGCGTCGCACCCCACCGGTCGTATGCGATCTCCCGGATATCGTACTGCTCCCGCAGCGCCACGAGGTCCTTGAAGATGTACCGATAGTCGATCACATTTCCAGGTGTCGCCGCCACCAGCCCAGCAGCCCGCCACTGGTCGTATGGCACGCGGTCCTTCTTCACCCGCTCCTCGATGTTCTCCTCGGGGATCCAGAACCGGCAAATCGTCCGGTGCTCACCGTCGCCGTAGGGAAAGTCCATGACGAACGCCGCGAGGTCACTCGTGCTCGCGAGGTCGAGCCCCGCATAGCAAGCCTGCCCCTTCAACTCGTCCTGATCGACTTCACCAGCGGTAGCATCCCATGCCTCGATGGGCATCCACCGCTTCTCCTGCTGCGTCCACTGGCACAGGTACAACCGGCGGAAAGTGTTCTCGATTGCCGGCGTCGCCTGCGCCTCACGACAGAGCGCGCGCATCTCCTCGATCGAGCGGAAGTCCCCGAGCGCGGGGTTGCACTCCTTCCAAACCTTCTCGTCCTTCCAGTCCGCGTGCTCGGGCGCCGAGTAGATTTTCGGATAGAACGTTGGGTCCTGAATCGCCCTCCGAATAATTGCATCGGCGTAGGAGTGCACTTCCCAGCAGATGCTCTGCCGGTCATAGCCCGCCGTGGTGATCGCGAAGATGAGCGGCTGCTTCCGCGTGCCGCTCGACGTCGTCATGACGTCCCACAGCTTCCGGTTCGGCTGCACGTGCAACTCGTCAAAGATCACTCCGCTCGCGTTGTAGCCGTGCTTCGTCGCGGCCTCAGCGGATATCGCGTGGTAGAAACTGCCCTTCGCCAGGTACACGATCCGCTTGCGGTGGTCGATTACCTTGAACCGCTTCGCCAGATCCCCGAGCCGCACCATGTCCGCGGCCACGTCGAAGACGATCGCCGCCTGGTCACGGTCGCCAGCGCACGAATATATCTCGTCTCCGCCATCACCATCGGCCAGCAGGTAAAGGGCGATCGCAGCCGCGAGCTCGCTCTTCCCATTCTTCCGGGGCATCTCGACGTATGCCTTTCGATACTGCCGAGTGCCGTCAGCATTCAATGTCCCGAACAGTGCCTTGACGATTTCCTTCTGGAACTCTTTCAACACGAACGACTTCCCTCGGTAGGGAGCCTTCGTGTGCTTCAGCCGCTCAATGAACCCTATTGCGCGCTCTGCTCTCTCCTCGCTGTACATCCATGCTACTCGACCTTCTCCCGATCCAGAAAGCTGAAGTCGTCCTTCTCCTTGTCACCGTCGATGCTCATCCTCGCCCGCGTGCTCGCCGTCATCCCGTACTCGGCGCAGAACGCCTTCACGATGGCGAGGTACTTCTGCGCGATCGACACCTCGGGCCGCTGCATCTCGTATAACGCGCCGCCCTTCGTGACCATCTCCATCGTCAGCCCGCGCCGACCGAGGATCTGCTCAGCCTGAGTGAAGCGCGAATAGGCCACGCAGTAGCCGGTGAGCGCCGCGCGGTCCACCTTCCCCACAAGCCCCATGGCATCAAGCAGCGGGACCACCCTGTTCCACTCCGCACGCGCCGCGGCGTCCAGCCACGTGGGGCAGTCAGGGAGCCCGGAGGTGTCCTTCACGTCGTTCTCAGGCTTCGGCAGCCGCCGCTTCCCGGGATTCCCCTCGAGTCGAACCAATTCCAGCGGCCTTTTCGGCGGCCCAGACATCAAATCCCCCCTTCAGCGAACCTGCGCGCCCTAGATCAGAGGGGCGCCACGGTCAGGGGTGAGTATCTCGTAGAGATTTAACCCGCCCCCGCCCCCCGTGCCCTCGCGTTCCCGAACCCTCCGTCGCATGCTGCGGTCCTGCTCGAATGTTCCTCATGTAGCACGGGCGTCAACCTGTACTTCATATGGTCAGGCTCAACAGCGGGGTCATAGACCGGGCTGTGGTGAATATCGTAAAGATGCCAGTCGTGAATCGGGATGCCGTGTAGTTTGAGCACGCGCTCCCTGATCCTGCGCCAGGCAGGTCCGTAGCCGCGCTCGGCGGGTGCTGGACGACTGGCATCATATCCACGGGCCAGATGTCTGTGTGCCTCGCAGTAGCCCGATGGGTCGCGGGTCAGCATCGGGCAGCGAAGGAATCGGCATGCGCGAGCTGGGCGGTAGGGCACTGCTACTCCTGGTATAAAGACGGGGCACCCGGGAAGGAGGAAGCGACCCGGATGCCCCCAGAGAAGGAAGGAGAGGCTCGCACAGGCTAGCCTCTATTATCGCATATAAGCAGGGGGGGGTAGGACACGACACAATAATATTTCTTCGTCACTCTCCACGTGCGTTTGCGGACCGGGTCATCATTCCATCGGCGTTTTGCCTTCGTGCGATAGCAGTCCTTGTACCTGCCCATCATGGCCATGGCGCCCACGTGCATCGCCCACTCGGGGGCGGTGTCGGGAAGGCAGTCACCGATGGCGATCCAGGCGGTGGCCAGTAGGTCACGATTAACGTGCTCATCATGGGAGCATGCCCAGGCGAGGCAGGCGAGGTACTTTCGCAGAATCGAGTCGTGCCACAACGCGAGCCAGTGATCGGTATTCAATCCGCTTCCCCTCCCAGAGTGCGAATCAGACTTCGACCTTCTCGGGCTGCCCGCTTACCAACTCCGGATTCTCGTAGATGTTGCCGATGATTGCTAGGTAATTTGGATATAGGTGATCTCCCCATGGAGAATGTAGATACCAGCCGGTATGGATAAAACCGTCTGTTACAGAAATCCAACTTACGACTCCAATCATATCAACATCACCCTGCGGCGCTTCTCCAGCATTGAAGATGTCCCCCTCGTATATCTCCTTGCCGTTCTTGTCGTGAAGGCCGGTGTACTGGCAGATAACGTCGGAATTTTTAAACGTGAACTCATCCCCCAACACCAGGGGCCAGAAGGCTTTATGAATAGGGCTCCATACCCTGAACTTCAGTTCTCTCATTCCTTCTTCTCCCCGTCCTTCGGCGGCCTGCTCTTCGGCAGCGGCCCCTTCTGCAGTTCATGCTTGCATCGCTTCAACTCGCGGTCGTAGAACCGGCATCGCTTCCAACACTTCGCCCGCCTGAACCGCGTGGGGATCATCGGGCACTGCCGGAGGCGCACGGGGATCGTCACTCGGGCAACCCTTGCGTCTTCATCCATCGTCCCCCCAGGGGTCGATGTCCCAGTCCTCGCTGCATATGCGCCAGAACTCGTCGCGTATCCGCTGGGCGTCCCAGGGGTCTTCGTGCGTCGCCTTGCGCATGAGGTTGGCAACGTCGAACAGGCAAGAGCGGTAGTCCTCGGCACGTAGCGCAGTCTTCGCCTCGCCCGCCTCGTCATCGTTGAACTGGAGAGTTACCTTCACCGCCCCGCCTCCTTCGCCCGCTTGTCCCACACGAACCATGCGTCGTCTGGTGTTTCGGACGTATCACGGGAGGCACCACATTTCTTGCAGGCTATCCAAAATCTTTGATAGAAGAGTATTCCGGTTGCCCTACACGATGGTTTCCCCCCGCAGAACGGGCATGCCTTGTGTTTTATCATCGGCAGCATCCTTCTCCCGCTGGCTTCTTCACCGCTCGGCCTCACACGCCGCGAGGTCGGCTATCAGCTTGCCTACCTCGGCCATTGAGAACTTCAGGCCGTCACGAGCACGGGCAGACCACCGGGAGGAGGTCATGACCCAATCCCCCGCTTACAGATAGCAGCTTCTTCCACCACATCGACTTCCGGCTTGCTCCATCCCACGGTATCTTCCGTTACCCAACGTAAAGCCGTCTCAACGGCATATGCTATACGGAAAAGGATCGGATCATCACGTTCGCCATCGATTAATGTTCGCAACGCCTTGATAGACTTACGAATAGTTTGCCTTGATGGAATACTCATGCCTTCCTCCCCATCCGTTCGTCGAGCGCGGCGAGAGCGGGACGGGCCTTCTCGCAACACTTGACGAGATACGTGTAGACGCTGAACGCTACCTTTTGATCCAGGTCGTCGGCGTCCTCAAACTTCCATCCAACCTTGCGCATCAGTTCAAGTGCCCGTTGATACTGCGGCTCCACGAACCTCAGCGCCTCCCTCGCCTGCACCAGCAGCGGGTCGGGGCCTCGCGCCTTCTCGGCGGCGATGAGGGAGCGGATGGTTTTTGCGGCTTCGTGAGTGAACATAACCTGATTATCGGGAGTCATCTCCAATTGATTTGCCAGCGCCTCAAGTTCCTTCAGCAGGTCGGTCATGGCTCTTCCTCCGGTGGCTTGGGAAGCGGCCGCCAGTGGGTGACATCGAATGGTATCGACATCCCCTCCCATTCGATTTCCCAGTAATGCTCGGTTGGTTTATCATCCGGGATATCGGGATCGGCTTTCATGTCTGGGTAAAACGCTGCCTTATGTACTGACCGGTATGCGCCGTTGTAACCACCATTCGTGCGGCAGACAACAAGAAAAACAGGCAACGGACAGGTATTCTCTTCCTCTGTCGGAAGCCGGTCCTTCACGCTGATCCAGCCAGGCTCGGCGTCTACCAGAGCGAGGATGCGGTCGGCCACTTCTTCCACCTCGGCTCTGCCATGCAGATCAAGCGCCAGCATATGTTCAACGAGAGCCGAACACACTAGATCCCGTAGGTCATCCATCACTTTCCCCCTTCGGCGAGCATCACGTCGGCCTGTATGAAAGCGAGTTTGGCCACCTCGTCGGCACTCACAATTCGCCCAACTAGCCCCAGCATCGCCATCGCCGCGAAGTACTCGCGCTTCGTTAGGCCGCCACCCATTTCGTAGATGGTGGGGGTGCCGAGTCTCTCCTTTCGCCACAAAGACGGGAACGCTGATCCGCTGTTGTCCATCTATTTCCTCCTCAGAACGGTCCCGGCCGTCCTACCGTCCGTAGCACCTGCAAGATGTGCCGTATCCACTGCCGCACCCGACACGTGGGACGCAGTACCTTGCTCATCCCCTCGCCTCCTCCTGTAAAGAAGCCGGGGCCTACAACGGCCCATGCCGCCACCGACATACCCACACCTCCCACGTTCCTCGGCCCCGGCATAAGCCCCCGCGCCGAGTTGCACGGCGTCTCGAAAAGGCGTTTCGCATCGCCACCATATGTTGACGAAGCAGACTTTCCTTTTCTGTCGCGCCTCCGCGATGACTTTTCGCGGTGCGGTCGGGGGCAAGTTCACTTCGGCTTCCTCTCGATGCTCAATCGTCCTAGTCTCCACTGGAGGTACCACCGGCCCACCAGATGCACGATCCAGCCTACGGATACCATGTGCTCCTCGCCATCCCACCAAGCGAAGGTATAGAGCTTAGCCATCACTCATCCTTCGCTGCATGACAGGGGCACAGCATAATTTCCTTCCGTGAATGTTATTTTTAACCAACCGTGATAAGGAAATGGCAACTCATTCCATGCTTCCATTTTTGTACGGAACGATATGGCACCAAAGTCTCGCATCCTTTCATATGTGTGCCATACCGACGGTTGAAAGTTGCCCATAATAAAACCATTCATCACTCCTCCTCGTCGTTACTCGCCTTGCACAGGCACAGCGCGAACAGCAGCACCAGAAGCCACGCCATCTCAGCCGACCGGAGGACTCGAACCTCCGCCGCGTGATTACAGGTCACGCTGCCCACCTCGGGGAGTCGGCATGCTTTTTTTCATACTGCTATTTTCCTGTGCAACATCACATGGCACCTCGCGCAAAGGTGCATGACCAACAGTGGGCGAGAATAATCCGAATGATGTCTCTCTTCCGCCTGCGATCCGCAACGCTCGCAGCGGTCAGCCAGGGCGACTTTTCTTCTAGCCATCCGTTCAGCCCTTACGACGTCTGGATGGAGCCTCGCCCATTGGTGCTTTCTCTTGTAATCATAAGCTCGGTTCTTTTCTCTCCAAGCCCTATTCAGCTCTGACATTCTTCCGGGGTTATTCAAGCGCCATACAGCTTGGCGTCTCTTGTTCTCTTCGGGATGCTCGATTCTCCAATGCCGCATGTATTCTCGATTCTTCTGGCGCTTCTCGGCCCTTGTCATGCTACCTCCAAAATGCCGGGCCATTGCTGGCCCGGCTGTCGTCACTCGATCGGCTTCCATGAGCCGATCAGGATGGTGATGATGGGCACGGCGAAAGCCAGAGCGCCCTCCCACCATGTGGGCGCCTGCCCGATGATCGCGAAGACCAGCAGCGCGCCGGCGTCCAAGAACGTCAGGGCGCGACCGACGATCTTCTTGACCTTTTCCCAATCCATAGACACCTCCCAGTCGAACAGAATCACCAGCGGTCAACGACCGCGTCATCTTCGTCATCATCAACGCGCTCTCCTGTCACCGCGCAGCCTGCGAAGGGCGTTCACGACACGACGCTTCTCTGCGCAGCACGAGCAGACCACGACGACGTTCGGCCCGTCTGGCGTGAGAATCGTGAAGCCTGCCCGGGGCACGCGCTCGCCACGATGAAAGGTGTGCTTTCGGGTGTCAGCAGTTTTCTCAGATCCCTCGAGCTTCGATCGCAGTTCCCGCAGCTCGTCGCCGGTCATCGCTACTAGGTGCTCCTTCTTCAGCCCCTTGGATGCGAGCCACTGGTAGGTCTTCAGCGTGCTGCGGTGGTAGCTGAGATAACCCTTGCGCTTGCCGAGCAGCGTGTCGATCGCCGCGTCGTTGAGCTCGGGCCTCCGCTTCTTTATCTCGTCGGCAGCAGCGACAACCTCTTCGGTCGTCAACTGCTTTCGGACCATGTTCTCCTGGAGCTTGATGATCGGGATGTCGCTCTCTGAGATGTTTTCGAGGATATGCGCTGCGATGGTCGGCTCATTGTTCGCCTGGGCGGCGCGGAGTCTGCGGTGGCCCCACACGAGCTCGTACCTTTCCCCCCGCGGGTATACTCCGATCGGCTGCAGCAGCATGCGCTCAGTGCTCGCGATGAGTTCCCCGAGTTCTTCGTCGGTGTCGAATCTCACGTTCTTCGTGACGAAGATCTTCTCGAGCGGTACCTCGCGGACCTTCATGCTGCTCCTCCCTGCGGAAGCCGAGAGTGCGCATGTACCAGACCAGGCCGCTGATAGCGCAGACCGCGGCGAAGGAACGGGCGAACGGGGATGCTCGACTGCCGAGCCCTCGCGCGGATCTGCGCCAGAGTGTGCTTCTGAACGAATCCCTCGTTGAGAGCGAGCAGCCGCTTGAGCTCTGGGCGCCTGGTAATCCCGAGCTCCCGCAACCGCTTCAGCTTTCGGCGCATGCCCTCGATGGCGGGCTGCGTCCTATCGAGGAGTTGCGCGAGGTCAGAAGCCTTGCGCCGGTCGTTCAACGCGAGGAACCGCTCGATGTCCGACTTCGACCAGGCCGTCTTCACCAGCCAGCCTCCTTTGGATCCACGGCCTCCCAGTCATCGTCGGCTGGCGTTGGCTTGCCGCCCTTCATCTTCGCTTTCAACTCGGCCGCCTTCGCCTCGGCTTCGGCAACGAGCTCCGGGTGCTCCGCCTCCTCGCGTTCACGAGCTGCAAGCCGATCGTCGGCGGTAGCGGGGGGCTCGGTTGCCGATGGCTTCTTGCTAGGCTCGGAAAGCACCCGCTCGAGGTGCTCGTGGAAGTCGACCAGGAACCAGTGCAACGACTTCCCAGGCTTGCGGCGCTGATGGTCGGCGTAGGCCGCGAGCACCTGGTCGAGAGCGTAGGCGGCGAGGATAGCGGAGAAGGCTGGCTGGTCGACGGCCTGGAGGGTCGTGTTACGGTTGACGGTCCTCAGCGCGGCAATGGCTCCGTCGACGGACGTCACCTGCGGCGCGGCCGTCAGGGCCGCAGCCGCGGGGGGTGCGGTCGTTCCCTTCTCTCCCTTCCCTTCTTTCTTTCTTTCCCTTCCCTTCTGCGCACCATCCTGCGGGATTTCCGCAGGCACCTGCGGGATTACCGCACCCTCCTGCGGGATCGTGTAGTACCTTATCCAGCCTATAGATACGAGACGCGGGAGGACCTCATCCCATAACTCCTCAGGGATGCGCGTCATGCGGGCCAAGGAGGACGAATTGTGACTCTCGCGGGCCTCCCGGACCCCCTGCGCAGGCACCTGCGGGATTACCGCACCCTCCTGCGGGATTCTGACGGTCTTCCTGAGAAGCGTTCCGCGTGGCTCGCACCTCGATGCGACTTCCACGAGTGCGCACCATGCGCCGAAATGAGCGGCACCGTTCGGGTGTGAAAGCAGCTGCGTGTACCCGTCTCCGTCGTGGCTGTTTGGCATCGGTACCCATGCCATCTTTTTCAGCTCGCGGGTGCGGTTGTTCTCGTAGTGCGCGTCCCAGTCAACGATTTGGATGCAGGTCTCTCGCGTCACCTCAGCCCTCCGTGGGAAGCCGGCCGGCTGGCCGAGTTTTCGGGCGGCGCCGGGCGATCGTGGTGGGGGACGTGGAATCATGCGCCACCGGGACAGGATGCGCCGTGGGGCCGCTGGGGGAGGCGTGGGGGCTCAACTCGCGACTCCATTGGTCGCGAATAAATCTTGGCCGATGAAGTGACGCTGCGCATATTCTAGGTTTTGCACCGCTATCTTGAAATATGACTTCTTTAATTCGATTCCTATTCCATTCCTACGGAAACGAACGGCCTGGTATATCTCCGAACCGATACCCATGAAAGGAGTCAGTACGGTTTCTCCCGGATTTGAATAGAGTTTGATGCACCGCTCGATCACGCCGAGCTGCAACGGGCAGATATGCTTTTCATCGTCAGCATCTCGAGCCGCGCCGTACCGTAGCACGTCAGACTCTTGTATACCGAACCAGATACCGTGAGCCCAATTGATCCACGTCTCATTATCCATCTCGCCATTCTCAACCGGCCGTATCTGCGTATTGTTCTCCCCCGGCTTCTTGAATATTAGAATCTGATCGATGATGGCCGGCCGCGAGTGTGATGAATCCTTCCGAAGCTGCGCGAATAGCAGCGCCTTGCTCTTGACGCGGATTGCCTGTGCCTGCGGGTTCTTCTGGATGAATGCCCTCCCGACGAACACCCATCCCTCCCGCTCGTAAGCCCTTACAACTTCACCGGGGAAGTCCTTCATTCCTATGTATCCATCCTTGACTTCCATGGCCGGGATGTCAGAGGAGTGAACGCACGTCAGACGGCCCGGCTTCGTTACGCGCAGAACCTCGCGGATAATGAATGAATAGTGAGTGAAGAACTCGCCCCAATCCTTCGAGTTTCCGAGATCCTTCTCGCTATTGGTATAGGTGTACAGATCGGCGAACGGCGGCGAGTACACGGAAAGGTCGATGCTGTTCTCGGCGATCTTCGGAAGCTCTAAACACGAATCGCCATGAATGGCCTTGAAATTCGATCCGGTGACCGGTTCGCAGAACGCTTCCCCGTCGACTTCGGGTCCCCTTTCCATGCCGAGCTCCCTCCGCTCATATACCTTGATATTTTTCAGCAGTTCGCTCGTCATGAGTTTCGCCACCCGTTCCTTTCGCTTGACGTTATCCCAAATCTCCTGCTCAGCAGCAGACATGATGATGTATACGTTCACCGGCCTCTTTTGACCGTATCGCCATTCGCGGCGGATGCACTGGTAGTACGATTCCCACGAATCGCTCAGTCCGAAGAAGATCATGTTGTGCGCATTCTGGAAGTTCATCCCGAACCCGCATATCTTCGGCTTCGTTATAAGGATGTCATACTGTCCATCCTGGAAATCCTGAAGGTCGGTTATCTTTTGTTCCTGCGGATCGTCGCCCTTCACTTCTCTCCGACCCGACCTGATCCACCCCGACAGCGCATCGGTCTCGGCCTGTAGCCCGGCCCATATGATCCACTGGCCGGTGTGTTTCTTCATAACCCCGTCAACCCTGTCGAGCCGGTCGGGTATGGTAGAGCGTCGTACATTCGTTCTGTCGGTTATCCCGGACAGTTTAGAGTGAAACAGTTCCCCGTCCGGCACATAATCCGACTCGACGATGACCGGCTCGATTGTTAGTTTTGGAAGCGTGTAGCCTTCGTCGGAATAACCAAGCTCGCCGGGCCGTGTCATGGCGATAGCCCACGACGCCATCCACTCGTAGAACTTGCCGCGCGCATGATTCTTCAGTCGCCACTCCTGGCCCTGTTTGTTGCTGTGCTTTTTTCGGGTGATACTTCCGTCCGATTCCTCGCGCTCGTCCTGTTTGTTCGCGTGGATAAAGAACATAGCGAGCATCTCGACGCCCTTGCATATCCCGAGGAACTCGGCATGGTTCCCGATCTCACTTTGATCGTTCGGCGCCGGAGTGGCCGTGCAGCATAGACGATACTTGATGCTCTGGCACCGGTCCGTGAGCGTTCTCCGCGTCACTCCTCCGATGGATTTCAAGATAGATGATTCATCTAGCACGATGGCGCCGAAAGCCGAGAAATTGAGCGCGTCGATCATCTCATAGTTGCATATCGAAAACATGCCCTCGACATCGGTCATGCTTCGTATGTACTTCACTTCTATGCCGATCTTCGCGGCCTCGCGGATCGTCTGTCGCGTTACTGATAGCGGCGCGATGATGATGGTACGCTCGCCGAGAAGGCGCGCCCATTCAAGCTGGATGAAAGTCTTCCCGAGCCCGGTGTCGAGAAAGATGGCGCACCTCCCCTTGTGGCACGCCCATCGAACTATGTCACGCTGGAACGGATACAGCATGGGGTGAATGCTTGCGTCATCCACGGCGATGCCGTGATACTCCGTCCTGTTTCTTTTTGATGAAAGAAAATCAGAATAGGAAGCCTGCTCCATCACTTCGCCGCCCCCGCTGCGACCCTGCCGGCGTCGGCGTTCCAGTTGCGCGACCAGTTGCGCTCCACCTCGACGACACGGGTCAGCTCGGCGTTCTCCGCTGCTAGTTTCTCCTGCGCACGCTGCGAGTCGTAGAGGTCGGCTTTCAGTTCGCGGACGATGCGGCGCAGTTGCGCGAGCGCCTCAGGGCTGGCAACCTTCGGGTGCAGCCGCCCCTCGATGAACCTCCAGAAGACGCCGCCAGCCAGGTGCACCGCGAAGAACACGACGCATAGCAGCAGCAGCGTCGCCGACCAGTAACCCCACGCCTCGGTAGCGCCGAGGAAGAGCAGCCGGCCGGTGGCGGTCAGCGCGCGCCAGATGCCAACGATGAACGCGGCCATGCAATGCTCCCCTCTGGTACTTTCGGCCTATGCCCGCTTGCCGTGCGCTTCGAGGTAGCAGTTGACGCTCTGCTGCTTCGAGCGGTCGCGGCTGAGGATGTAGAAGTCCCCGTGAGCGTAGGCGACGGCTATCGCGTCGAGGGCCTCGTCGATGCGCAACCCCTCTGCCTTCGCGCGCAGGCGGAACTGCTCGAACTCGCGCGCCGTCACCTGCGAGTAGATGCGCTTCGGCGCGACGGTGGCGATGGGGAAACGGTCGTCGGTCATGGCTGCCTCCTCAGCACGTCGTCCGCCAGCTTCCCGCCGGCGAGGGTCCCTCCAAGGCAGACGCCAATCGACAGCACCAGCGGGACTACCCACAGCAGATGCCACCAGGGGATCATCGTGGCGCCTCAGAAAATCTCGGGCTGAGCCGCGGGCTTGGCCGGAGCCGCGCTCGTGTTCACCGGCTGCGGCGATGAAGTCGAGCCGGGGCTGATGGTCTTCGTCTCGGGTGACTGCGTGGTGTTCGGCGTCTCGGTCGGTTTCCCCGGCTGCTCCTCGGCCTTCGGCTCCGCTGATTTCACTGGAGCAGGGAGTGCCGCGGGGGCCTGCGGCTCCTCGAGTATCGCCTGGTACTTGCCGAGGTCCTCGCTCTGCGCGTAGTCGGCCTCCTCGCCAGGGATCTCCACCTGGACGGGGCAATATTTGCCGAGCTTCCGCAGCAGGGTCTTCTTGCACATCTCGTCTTCTGCGGTGCGCCATGGACTGTCGGCATCGCCGAAGCTGCGGCTGTACTTCTGGCCCCACGCGAGCAGCTCTTCCTTGCTCGCGACCTGGAAGTCGAAGCCCCCGTCCTTCGTCTTGTAGTAGGCATAGAAGGCGACCACGGGTCCGCGTTCGCGCATCGCCGGGACGTGCTTCAGTTGCGCGTTCAGGCCGTACTCGTACTCGAACTGGTCGTTCTCGCAGACCTCGTGCGCCGTGATGGTCTGGAAGATTTCGGTGCGGTACATCAGCTCGAGGAGGCCCTTGTAGCCGAGCATGAACTTTGCCTCGAGGATCCCGCGCTGACGGTTGTTGAATGGAACGATGGCGCCGTATCCGAGGGCTCCGTTTGGCTCGAGCCCCAGTTCCGCGGCGGTTCCGAGCGCGATGATCATGCTGGCCTTGTCACAATGCTGAAGCCTCGGGTTTGCGATCATGGCCTTCAGCGCCATGCGGACGAACCGGGCGGGATCCATGCCGCGGGGAAGAAGCTGCTGGAAACTCAGCGCCTTCCGCTGGAGGTAGTCCGCCATCGTCTCGGTCTTGACCTGGGCGACCTTTGCAGCCGCACCCTTTCCGTCGATGTTCATTCAGCCTTCTCCTTCTTCGTGATGGGGCCGACCGTGAGCCGGCCCTGGTGCGAGGTTTTCTTGACCTGCTCGTATACCTCGGGGTGGTTGGCCCGCAGTGCGTCGGCATCCACGCGCTCTACATCGAAGCGGGGCCACGATGCCTTCAGGTCCCCCGCGATGAGGACCTTTGCGTCTCCAATCCGTGCTTCGATCTTCGCCTTCTCAGCGTTCGCCAGCTCCTCGTACTCCTTGGCGCGCGCCTTCGCGTTGCGGTAGTTCTCAAGGGCGGGCTCCATGTCGGGGTCATCGATGACCTTGTCTCCTCCGCCTGGGAAGAGCTCCACGAGGGCATCAAGGTCTGCCTCCGCGCCCGTGGGGGCGGGCATCACGTTCGCGAGGACACACTGCGTCCAGAACTCAGTAGCCCTGCGCTTCGCCTGCGCGATGAACTCTGGATTTGCGGGCACTAGGCGGGTGAAGAACTCCTTGCCGACCAGGGCGCCGATGTACCAGGCCCCGATGCTCGTGACGCCCATGTAGTGCTGCACCTGCGCGTAGTAGCTGTCGGGGATCTCCTCGCCCTTCCACCACTTCGCCTGCCAATCGCTCGCGGTCTTCAGCTCGAGCCCAGCCATGACGTTCTCGCCCTCGAGCACCACGCCGTCGATGTTAGCAATGAGGAAATTGGCGGTCGGGTCCTCATAGAGATAGGGGCTGGAGAGAACCGTGAGACCTCCTCCGATTTCGTCCTGCGCCCACTTCCTGAGCACCGGTTCCATTCGGGTACCGAACTCCATGTGAACGTTCGGCTCCTGAGGCTTCGCGAGGCCACGCTTCTCCATCCACACAGTGAGCGGAGTCTTGTACTGGTTCAACCCGAGGATGGCCCCGATGTCAGAGCCACCGATTCCTCGGCGGCGGAGCTCCAGCCACTTCTCCTCGCTCATGTTCAGGACGTAGGTTGAGCGCAGGCCGTCGATCTGGTAGATGCTGCCCCGGCGGCTCATGGGGTTTCCTCCTCTCCGAAGACCTTGAGCACAGCAAGTAGCGCAGCTCTCACGGTCCATGGATTCGTTGTGGTGCAAGGGCGCATCTCACCGATAATCCAGTCGACTAGATGGTGACTCAGGCTTTCCGTAGGTTCCATATCCTTCGTGTCACGCCACCATTCTCGAACTCTTCGCAGGGGCATCCATATCCCGCCGAACATACAGCCGCTGACGGAAGCAACTCCGATGATCTTGCCTTCCGCGAATTCCCAATCATGCGGTCTGGCGGTCTCGCCGATGATGAATGAATACCGGGTGCCATCACCGGGTTCGAGCATTACATTCGCGGAACGTGCTGATTCGATGTCGCATGGGAAATGGAGTATCTGGCTCATGCGCGCTCCTCGAGCTCGCGGTCCACCTTCTCATCGTGGGAGCGGTCCATCAGCGCGTTGTGGCGCGCGACCGGATCATCGTCGCCTTCCACCTCGTCCTTACGGTTCGGCGGGACGACAATCTCCCCCATGGCTTTGAGCGCTTCATCGAGGCTGTCGCTGAGGGGGTCGCTGATATACTTCGGCAGCATGCTCCTCGCCAACCCTGCAGCGCTCACCGCGATGCGCAGGTTGCCGGCCAGGCTGTTATAGACTTCCTCTGTGATTTCCAAGGTCATGTCCTTCTCCTCCTGTCCTCAGTACGTGATTGCGCGGAGGCTCTCTGCCTCGGCGCACCGGTCGGTAAGGGACTTCAGCGTGTCCTCGGCGCACTCGTGGAGTAGCGGCATCACGTCGATGCACACCGCGCCCTGGAACGCGAGCACGCGGAGGAGCTCGACGTCGGCGGGGATCCCCTTCGTCGCCGGCAGGAGCATGTACTCGACCTCGAGCCGCTGCCCCAGCTTCACGCACACCCTCTTTACCTTCTTCGCCATGGTCTGCCTCCTCCTCCACTTGTCGTATTGTCTGAAGACGCTGTAGATGCACGAGGCGATGAGAAAGACGACGAGCAGCGCCAGCAGGAAGTAGAACAGCAGCGTGAGTACGAGAGATGTCCCGGCGCTCACGCTGCTCCCCCCAGTTTCTCGAACCGCTCCGCCTCCCTGCCGGCCCAGCGCCGACGCAGTCGTTCCTTCTTGCTCCCGTGACCCCGGTCCCGCGTCTTCGCCGGCCGCGGGATGCGGGCGAGACGGATCTCGTGGCCGCAGATGGGGCAGCGGGTGAAGACGCGGGTACCGTGATACTCGACCTTCGGCGTGTGGCTGTTCGTGCAGTGGCGGCACTTCACGAGCAGCGGCTTCTCGTTCATGCCGCGCTCCTTGCCAGTCTGCGCCGGATGCGCCGGTCGCGGTTCCGCTGAGTCCGGCGTTTCAGTGCCCGCTCGTGTCGCGCCTTCTTCCAGTCGTGGTACTCGCAGGTCTTGTACTTGCCGCCGAGGACTACGCTCAGGCACGTGCATCTCATTCGGCTCCTCCCAGTTTCTTCAACCGCCTACTCCGCCTGATATCCGGTCCGCTCCATCGCCGTCCGCAGTAGCCCGCTGAGCCTCAGCCGCAGTTGCCGAGAGAAGGCCGGGCGAGCAGACGGGCGCTCGCCCGGCAGGTTCGCGCGCTCGCGGGCCAGCGACAGCAGGTCGTGGAAGTCGGCGGGGTCGAGTGCCACGCCGCCGTGCGAGACACGCTGTTCGATCACGCGGATAGGGCGCGATCCCTCCCAGTAACGAGGCGAATCGAAACCGACGTGCGGGGCCTGGCGCCCGGGCTGGATGCGCAGCTCTACCTTGAACCCCGCGATCTTCACGGGATACCAGAACGCCCTACGCGACCGCCCCATGAGCCGCGCAGCACACGGCGCGCAGAGACCCGTGGTGATGGCGCCCACCGGCTCCACGCCGTCCTCAGGAGCCAGCTCGAAATTGCAGGAGCAGAGGTGGATCATGCGATCTGCTCCTGCCGCTGCTTGGCGTGCAGTAGGACATGATGACTCCTGCAGAGCCAGCGGACCCTGAGGGGTTCCGAGTGATCATCATGGTGGGCGTCGGCTTTGGGGTTCCCGCAGATCTCGCAAGGTCTGCGCTCTATTCGCCGGGCCCTGGTCTCGGTGAAAAACGTATTGTGTGCCCAAACCTCGATGGGGTGCTCTTTATAGTAAAGACGCATCCGCTGGCGAATCTTTTCTTTATTGCGCTCGTAGTAGAGTTTTGATTCCAAGCGCCTATCGGGGAGGGTCATCGGGCAGACCCCCTCCGCGGCTTCGCGGGAGGGACGATGATGAGGCGGTCTAGTTCGTCGCGGTAGAAGCTAAGCTGATCGCCGGGCCGCAGCCCGAGGTCGCGTATCCATACGGCGGGAAGGGAGATTATTGATCCACGATCCCCGCGGCGACCGAGTTTGTACGTCTTGATCTTGATCACGCGGCGCCTCCGAGCGGCGCACGCAGTCCATGATCTGCCAGATGTACTTCGTGACGACGTTCATCTCTTTTGTTATTCTGTTTTGCAATCCGATTGACAGGTCGTAAAAGATGACCGCCGACTTTTGCTCGAACTCCGACAGCAGCTTGTCCGTGTAGGCTTTCAGCAGTTCCTCTGATGTGGGAGATGTAGCCAAACCACGGCCCCCTTCTCCCCTCCCATCGAATGGCCACAGATTACCCCCCGTGACCACCCCCGAGAAGATCGACTTGACACCGTAGTATGCATTATCGGAAGTGGTCGATATGATTTGTACACCCAAACGGAGCGTCTGTCAACATTTTTTTTCCGATTATGTATTTCATTGTACCATAATCAGTTACAGATAGCATCGATTTGGCTTCGCTCGGTTTTTCTGCTATGATCGCCATGCGAGGCCACCATATGCCGCTTCATATCAGTACCGATGGATCCTACTCCTTTAATATCGTAGGGGAATCGTACCACCAGCCAGAGCTCCGTCGCATCTGCGGAAGGAAGACGCCCGAGGGGTACCGGAAGCAAGTGGTCGCCACCCTGACCCTTGAAGACGACAACCCCCACGACGATCGGGCCGTGCGCGTGGACATCGAGGGAAAGACCGTGGGGCACCTCAGCCGCGAGGGCGCCCGTTCTATTCGTCAGCAGCTTCGCAACGATGGCCGCGCCGAGAAGCAACTCACTACGGATGCGATTATCGTGGGCGGCTGGGATCGCGGCGGTGGTGACGAGGGAGACTTCGGCGTCAAGCTCGACCTGGGGTAGCCCCCGAATACTATCCCTTGCGTGAGCGTCTCCCGCGCATCGCATCTCGTAGTTCCCAGTCCGATACATGGGTGTAGATTTCGGTTGTGCCGATGCGAGCGTGCCCGAGGGCGCGCTGCACTAGGAGGATATCACGAGTGCGAGAATACATCTCGGTGGCGAACGTGTGCCGCAGCATGTGAGGGTGAATGTGCTTTTTGAGGCCGGCCTTCTCGGCCAGCCGCACGAGGAGCGCGCGAAGGTACTGGCCGGCAAGTTTGCGTCCCGTGCGAGTGGTGAACAGTAACGGGGTGTCGACCTGCCGGAGGTATTGCTTTATTTCCCTGGCGAGCGCCGGGGCGATCCATAGGATCCGCTCATAGTTGCCCTTGCCGATGACGCTCATGCGGCCCGAGGCGAGATCGATCTGATCGACCCGCAGACCGATGGCCTCTGCCGATCTGAGGCCGGTGGCGAGCATGAGGCGAAGAAGGAGCTTGTCGCGCTGACTGCGCGCGGCCGAGATGATCGCGGCCTGCTCGGCTTTCGTGAGCGTCTGCGGGAGCCTATGCCGCCGCGCCATTTCGATACATCATCTTGCCTCCCGGGGGCGCCCTTTGGGGTTATATTGCGATAAGGGTCATTTGTGCTATATATTTTGAGGCAGTCCGGGCTGGTTTCGGATGGAAAGCTGTACTCTCTCAGGAACCAGCCCGCCCCCGTGGGGCCCCGGCCGGCGCCGAATGATCGGGTCGGGGGTGACAGAATGATACGCCTCCGGTGGAAGATCGCCCTGCGGCCCGCCACGCGAGACCGGGGGAAGGCTACGCGAGCGGGTCTATGCCGCGCTCGTTCAACTCCCGCCACAGCCAGTCGTAGAAGTCGGCGATGTCGCGGTTGCCCCCGTCGTACTTCACCCTACGGCGTGCCTCGGTAACGATGTCGAACAGCGCGCAGTAGTAGCCCATGGCCCGCACGGCGTGGTCGGCCTCCCCTTTTTCCTCGGGGAGGTTGAAGGTCAGCGTCAGGACTGGCATGGCTCTCTGTACCTCTATTTCGCCACGGCCCAGATAGTTGCGGCCAGTGCAACTATCCCAGCGGAGATCGCCGCGATCTTCCAGCCCCTCACCTGCCGTTCAAGGCCCCGGACCTGCCCCTGCATCTCGGCCCTGTAGCTGTCGAACGCCAGCGAGAGCTTCCGCGATTCCTCGCTCGAGGCGGTCAAGAGCACCGTCAACCGCGAGGTCTCCGCTTCCAAGTCCGCGGAGCGCGTCAGCGAATCGTTCAAGAGCCTCGCCAGCTCTTCGATCCTGCTCTTCGCGTTCTCTTCGGAGCTCGCCCACTGTAGCTTGAGCGCGGCGTAGGCCTTCTCCAAGTCCTCGCGCGAGGTTCTCTGTTCGCTGAGCGCTTGCCTGAGCCTCGCCGATGCTTCCAGCGAGTCGATCAGCGACCCCTCGATAGAGTTCAGCCGCTCGCTGTTCCCGTTCTGTGCGCTCGCGGGCCGAGCGAGTAGCAGGAGCGCCAAGCAGCAGCCAGCAGCCAGCAACGCCCAGCGCGAATCCGGCCACCGCGGCGAAGATCCATCGTGGCGCATTCATCGCTTCCCCGTGAGCTCGAGGTAGCGGCGGCGGATCGTGCCATCACAAATGCCTATCGACGCCGCCAGGTCTTTCTTGGTCATCACCGGCCATCCCGCGAGTATCTTCGCATCCGTCAGCGGGTCACTCTCCCACTTCCGCACGTCGCGTTTCTTCGGCTGTTTCTCCAGCCATTCCGCGACCTGACGGTCAATCGTGATTGTCTGCCGTTCCATCTCCCCGGTCTCCTATCGGTATGTACTCTTCATCGAGTACCAGGCGAAGCGGTATCAGCCGTTTCTGGTAGTCGAGGATCCCGCCCTTGCTCACGCGCAGCCGCACGATCCCCATGTCGTAGAACAGCGTGCGCAGCCGCCTTCCGAAGATCGACAGCGGCACCTCGAGGCTCGGTAGGCTGAATGCTTCCTTGTCAGCGAAGCCAAGATGGTACCAGTAGTGCGTGTGCGAACGCACGATCACGTCGGCGGCTGGGTACTGGTAGATCGAGGCCCGCAGGATGTCTCGGATCACTTCCTTCGAGAGTTGGCCCCCCTGCCCCGTGGGGATATCCGAGCGGCCGCCGTGGTGTCGCCACTGGATTTTAAGCCCGTTCAGTTCCAGTTTGACCGTGTCGGAGATCGGCCCCCCGAGGAGGTCCGCGACCAGATGCTCATGGTTCCAGCCGTTCACCGTATGCACCGGCGTCCCATAGGTGAAGTGCCACTCAGGGGCGCCGCGGAACTTCACCTCGGAGAGCGCCTCGACGGCGATGTTCGCCTGCAACTCCGAATCGGTCGTGATATGCTGGATGGTCTCGAAGCGTGAGCCATCGGTGAGGTCTGCGTTCGCCACCACGATATCGACCGGGCCGAACTCCTGTAGGATCTCCGTGTACCCATCCCAGAGCACGCGCTGAACCTTCGCAAAGAGCTGGCGGACCGACAGCGCGGCCCGGTCGAGGTCCTCATCGTCCGGCTTCAGGCTGTACTGGTAGGCTGGCGGGGTGAGCCCTGTCGCGCTCCCGCAATGGGTGTCGCCGAGGCAGAGGATGTCGATCACTTGGAAGCCTCGACGATTCTCTCGGCGCAGGCGATATACCCGGCAGCGTCCACGAGATTGTCCCGTTTGTGGCGGAAGCCTTCGCGGCTGATCTTGAGTAGCACCATCATGAGCACGGCCTCCTCTGGGGTGATGACGACGCCTGGCATCAGCTTCTCGCGCAGGAACCCCGACCACATGGCGGCGGTCTTCCCGAAGTCACGCTGAGGAGGGCTGTACTGCGCCTCGCGATCTCCATAGACGAGCGCCTGCGCCTCTTGGAGCACTGTCACCTGTACCTCCTCATGCCGAACACGAGCCGGGCGACGACGAACTCGCGCTTCGCCCCCCAGCTCCGCCACCATCCGGGAAGCATGTAGATCGCATCACAGGTGGCAAGCTCGGTGATGTCTCGGCGCATATACTGATAGCGTCCCCATCCGTGCACCTCGCCGAGTCGCCATGGGTTCACAACCTCATGCCCGCGAGCCAGCAGAACGAGTTCCGTGGCCAGGAAGGGACCGGCGTTGTAGTGAGGAATCCCCGTCATGGGTCCCGAGATATAGACCCTCACTCGGATGCCTCTATTCGCAGTTGAGGGATGCTGTTGAGCCCGGCCGCGAGTCCTACCACCTGCGCCTCGGACAACTCCAGCTCGAGTGCCTCCTCGATCGCGTGGATTATTTCATGCAATAGGATGCGGCGGCGTGGGCCATCGACGAGTTCTTCATCGATCAGGATCTCGGCGCGGTTCTCATCGCACTGACCGGACGACCCGGGTGGAAGTTTTTCACTTGGCACCGCGGAAACCACATGCGGGATGCCGAGAATGTCGATCATCATTGCACGAACCTGGCGTCAGCCGTGGTGAGGCCGAGCAGCGCCGAGCCAGTCCCCAGCAGCGACAGCACAATCTGGTCCGGCTTGCCCATGAACATCGCCACCACAGAGACGATGACCAGCGCGGAGCCGAAGAGGCGCCGGCTGGACATTCCGCCGTTCTCGTTCTGCAGGAACTCGGCAAGCTTCGCGAGCGTCCTCACTATTGCCTCCCTCGGTACACGATGGCGAATTTCTTCAGGTTGCCCCACATGCTCATGCGCCCCATGCGGCGGTTGAATCCGTTCCGGTCCTTGTACCGCTCGGGCCATGGGTCATTGAAAATGATCTCGTCGGTCGCATCGTCATATGCCACGGCCGCGAGGTAGTGCCCGGGGGTCTCGAGGCAAACCTGGATGGAGCGTTCCTGCGTGAGGTACTTCGCCAGGTCCACGGGGTCCTGGACCCAGGTGAACAACGCGCTTGCCCCGAAGACCCGCTCGACGGCCAGCGGGTAGTACTGCGGCACGCGGTTGTTCGGCATGCGGTCGGGGCTGATGTCCTTCCGCTCGAGCGCGAGGTCGGGGTAGTTGCGAGGGTCGTTCAAGAAGTCGGAGAGCACCTCTTCGGGCTGCGGCCGGTAGACGCCCGGGCAGGTGACGGTCAGATCATAGCCGAGGACCGCCATGCACATCACCGCTGCCGTTGGCCCGCACGTTTCGAGCCATCCTACAGCGCCGGTCTTCCGCAGCAGTTCCTCTGAGGGGTTGTTAGTTTGTTGGAAAAAAGTGTCCCTGTCATTCCAGCGCGAGGCACCGCTTATCATTCCTTCGGCTCCTTGCGTTCACCTCCCGCGAGAGCTGATACGAGGGTCCGGTCGTAGGTCTCGAGTGCTGTCCTGATTCCTTCATAGGCTCGCTCGAATCCTCCGTTCATGTCCTTCTTGTGTGCCTCGACGAGTCCAAGGATCGCTATGAGCGTCGGTTTCTGGATTGTGACGAGCATGAGGACGAGTGGCTCGAGGCGGTCGAATCTGAGCTCGAGACATTCGACGGCATCGGCTTGCGGACCCCTCACCCTCACCCGCCGCCTGAGAAAGGCGATCATCCCCGCCACAACGGAGGCGGCCACGGCTCCGAGCATGGCCCCGATGAACCCGATCATCAGCTCGTTCATGGTGTGCCTTTCTATTTGACCCGGATGATGTAGACGACGCTGAAGCTGCGCCCCCGGGTTTCCGTGCCCGTGCGCGGAGTGCCATTGACGGAATCGGTAACGGGATCGCGCACCGCGGTCGATGAGTATGGTGAGGTGTCGTTATTCCCTCCGCTTGGCGCCTTGGTCGATGACCCCGCCGAATTGAGCACATGCCAGTGTCCCTGCATCTGGTCTTCCTGAACCACACCCGCGGTAGTGCCACCACGCAGGTGCATGCCCCCCGCAACGCTGCTGTCAGCATATGCGCCGGCAGTGTTGAGATCGGGAAGCTTCATCCCATTCAGCGGGCTCTCGGCATCTGAGACGGTGGAGCCATCGCATTCGAGGATGTTCTCGGGCCACGTCGGCGTCGGGAACACCTCGTACGCCTTCCCCGTGGGGAAGACATCGTTGTCGACGGAGAGTTGGGTCGCGCTATCCCTCGCCGTCACGCGCCCCCAGGTTCCGTCCGTCGAGTTGTAGAGCCAGTCGCCGGCGATCACCCCGTTGTTTACGAAGTCGCCCGCGGTGTCCACCAGCTTCCCCGCGCTGGTGCTGGTCGTGGTGCTGCTTACGCGGTACGTTCCGAGGGCCGCTACGAACCCCTTATGGATTCCGACCGGTACGAACGGCGGGAGCGTCTGGCAGAGAATGTCAGCGAACGTGCTTGCCGTGACCAGCGCGCTCGGCTGCTTCGCCGGGTCGAGTGAATCGGCGATGTACTTTCCCGAGAAGTACAGATTGCCCGTCTGATAGCCGGCGGTCGTGATGGTGATCGTGTGGAAGACGTTGCGCCCCGATCCCACCGCTGCCGTCACCCGAGCGGAGAGCTCCGTATCCTCGGTGCCGAGGGTGTAGTCGGTATCCTCGACCAGCAGCGTCCCGCCTCCGGCGGCAGCGGTCCGGATGACAAGATTCTGCCTGGTGAACCAGTCATGGTCCAGCGCAAACGCGCTTGCGCCGACGTCGGACAGTAGGGTATCGGTGAACGTGGTCCCGGTCAGCGTGATCGTCATCCTCGGCTTCATGCCACAACCTCCTCATATGTCATGCACCAGAGCTCATCGCCCCAGTAGTCTTCGCCCCAGTAGCCGCCCTGGACGTAGACGGTCTCAGGAAGGAACTCGACGATGCGACAGGAGAGCGTCGTCTCCGCCCTCACCAAGTCGCGGCTGATCCCCATGATCTCCAGCTTCGCGAGTTTCTCGGCACCCTGTCGTCTGCCGATATCGGCTACGATGAAATCGCCGAGCTCGCGGCCGAGGCCCTGAAGTTTCATGCGCAGCGGGACCGCTCGATTGACCTCCCCGCTCAGGTCGAGGATGTCATCGGAGAATGCCTGCGCATCCGGGGCATTCGTGAGCAGCGTCTCGAAGGATTCCTCGCGGTACGTCTTGTATTTCACGAAGATCGCCGACTCCTGACTCGTGTCATGGAGCCATACGAACTCACCCTCGGACCAGTCTTTGTTGTAGCCGACGCGCGTGGAAGTTAGGACCTCGGCGGGGTCGTAGCGGACGGCGGGTATTTCCAGCAGGTCGGCGCGGACGAGGGTCTGGGAGACCGCGCGGCTCGGGTTGTAGATGCGCGCGGTGTATCGGCCGTCATCCTGCGTTATGAACCATACGCGCGCGCTCGCGCATATCTCCTCGATGATCTGGATTGCCTCGGTAGGGTCGTCGCCGAAGTATCCGATATCGGGGGCGGCGGCCGTGGCGACGGTCCACTCCCCCTCATTGAACGATGTCGAGCCATACTCGATGCCGAAGTACGACTCCAAGATATCAAGAATGATATCTAACGCATTTGAAATCAGGTTGCCCGAGCCGTCCTCGTAACCCTCGATGTCGGCTGTCACCTTGTCACCCGGAGAGTAGTCGGTGTCCGACAGGGAGAACGTGCCGGCCGAGAGGCTGGACGCGGTGGGGGTCACGGTGGCATCGTTGACCCGGACCGCGGTCAGCGCGTGCGCCTCGTGGTTCGTCGTATCGAGGAACTTGAAGGTGTAGGCGGCCGGCGTCGTCTCGTCCTCGTTCGTGCAGATCACCGGCACGTTGCGGCAGACTCCCCAGCAGACCGGGATGCTCTTGCCGACGTTCGCGTCCTTCAGGTACGGATACGTGGTCTGATTGAAGGCATCGGTCGGGAGCTCGCGAGTGAGGGCCGAGCGCGCATCCTTCATTGAGACGCGCAGGCTATCGGGACCGATCTCGATGTCCTCGATGATCCCCGAGCCCATGCGCGCGAAGTCGGAATAGTCAAAGCCACCGAAGCCCTGAAGGATTCGGACGGCGTTCCCGAAAACATCGTTGTCCTCGCCGAGGTCGTCGAAGGCCCCATCCGTGTTGTCGATCTCGATGGAGCCGCCCTCGAAGGCGATCCGTCCGAAGAACAGCGGATCCTTGCTCTTGCTGATCGAGGGGGCCTCGCGCAGGCGGGCCTCGTAGATCATGCCGTTGTAGGTGCCGGCCACGGTCGATACTCCGTAGACCACCCCGAGCGTGATCCGGTGTAGCCGCGGCTCGTCGCCGTTCTGAAGGTGGATGTACACCCGGCGCGTGGCGGAATCGTAGTAGAACGACAACTCGGTAGTCTGCACTTCGGCGGCGCTTGCTACAGCTAGGAGCGGAGCAGCGTCCGAGGAAACCGAGCCGATGGCACCGGTCGTTTGCGCCGTGACCCCGGCGAGTAGTGCGGGGTCGATGAGGTCATAGACGGCATCGAAGTCCACGTACCATACCCCGGCCGCCCAGTTGAACCAGACCGTTTGCGGCGCGCCGAAGTCCAGCTCGACGAGCGTGATCTTCTGGGTGCTCGGCTTCAGGGCTTCTACGGTTGCGAGGCTCATGGCCAGTTACTCCACGAGAGAAGGAGCCGGAGCCCGCCGATGTCCTCACTGCCGCCGAACACGTCATGCCGGCAGTAGCGGGAGAGGGAGGCATCGAAGCCCTCGAAGTGAACGCCGAGCCGGAAGTCCCATAGAACATCCATCGGGCGGTAGTTCCATAGCGGAGTGATCGTCTCCATCCGCGTGGCGACAGTGACCGTGGCGTAGGCCGGCCCGAGATGATAGCCGCCGGTCATTGCGGCTTCGGTCCAGTCAGGGGAGCCGATGAGTTGTGTCGACAGCAGAAAGGCGAGGATCACCCCGCTCATGGTTCATACTCAAATGTTACCCAACCTCGGTTATATGAGGTCGAGTCAAAACTAGAATTATCGAAATCCCCACCGGTCAGCCTACATATTATGACTCCTCCGAGGACGCTCATGTTCGCATCTTTTATCCAGAGCTGCAATGTCCCTGAGTCATCCCAGCTCGGAGCAAGATAAGATGCGGCTCCGTCAGAACGAATCACCACGCTCACCCTGCGTATCTTCACTCCGCTTATCGAGCTCGTTACTGTTACTGATACAGTGGTGTCCATATTCCAGTCGCCGATCTCGACGACTTTCCTTAGCCATGCAGTGTCAGCACTTCCTGCCTTCAGCCCGGCCTCTCCAATCAGCGCAGCACCATAGCCAGAGCCGTACACCGCCCCGGTCAACTCGACGGCACTGCTGCCATATCGCTTCACGCTCGCAATCTGCTTCTCCTCGTAGAGCCACTTCCGGGCATAGTTCCCGCTGCCGTCCTTATAGAGGCCGCCGATGTAGCGATCGCTGCCGTCATAGAACCCTTGCTTGCTGGTGCTCCAGGTCGGCGCCGTCGTAGTGAACGATGCCGTCGCGCTGGCTCCGCTCACCGTCAGCTTGATGTAGACGTCGCTGCTGACGGAGATGCCGCCCCACCCGGTGATGCTCTCGTTGCCGGCCGCGACGAAAAGAGCCCCTCCTATTTCCAGACGGCTCCCCGCGGCGATCTGCGGCTCAAGAGTGTCGGAGGTGAAATTGGTCAGGCTCACGGCCTGGTATCCGTAACGCTGAACTTCCACCTGCGTGGCGACTACGAGTTCCTGTGCAAGGGCCATTTAAAAAGCCTCCATGAAGCTGACATCAAGCGACCACATGACGCCCGACTCGCTCGCCTTCTGCCAGGACAACAGGTCCTGATTGATGCGCGCATAGATGGGCCGCTGCACGGTGAGCGAGTCCTCCCACACGACGAGGAATATCGGGGTATGCTGCTCGACTGCCCGCCACATGGCTTCGACGTTCGTGCGCTCGGCAGAGGTGATGAGCGGGAAGGAGAAGGCCGGTTGCAGGTAGACGTGGCCGAGGTCGGCGAACGACTGACCCGATGCCGCAGTAGTGACAACGGTCGTAGTCCCCGATGGCAGCGTCACCCCCGGCTCGATCGGCGGCATCTGGAGGTACGACCCGAGCGCGAGGCGACCGATCTCAGCATAGCCGTCCGTGTTGTCGGGGTCGTCGATGAGGAACCGCCAGAACCGCCGCGTGTCGGCCGTGAAGAAGGCGACGAGGATCCCGGCATCCCAGGTCATCGGCTCGTCGACGTCGGGCGAGGTGTACGTCCCGTCGTCGCACGCCTGCACCTTGACGACGGCCGTAGCGGAGAGGTTGTGCGCAGCGAGGAAGGCGCAGTCGGCGGTAATCGTCAGCCCCGTGCCGGCATCTACGCCGGCGTACTCGTCCTCCGATGTGAGGCTGCGCCATATCCGGGTCAGGTGCGGATGCTGGACGTTGCTCGCTGGAAACCCCGAGCGCTGCGTCGAGTAGACCAGCGTGTAGTCGTCCAGATCGTTGTCCCAGAGGATCCTCACGGCGACCTCCTATACCACGCTGCGCGCGTCGATCAGCAGGCGGCGATCGCGCGAGGCGCGGGCAACAGTGTTGAGGATCGGCCTGCCGTCGAGGTTGACGACGACGTGGATCGGCTCCCCGCCCCCCCCCGCCGGATCGATATGGACATGCTCGCCAGTCTCAGCGTTCATCCGGAAGCTGTCGTTCGGGTAGCCCGCCGGGACGGTGAAGTCGGCGCCCGTCGAGAAGCTGGGCACCGGCTTCGCCTGGCGAATCGCGGCGAGCTGTACTCCCGCCAGAACCGTAGCCATGGCCCCCGCCAGGATACCCGCGGGAATGAATGGCTGCGTCTGGAACCCCGAGAGGATAGCCTTCGCCCCGCTGACGATCGCCGCGGCGAGCTGCAGCCGCCAGCTCTTCAGCGCCGCGTCATACTCGAGCTTCGCCTTCTCCTGCTCGAAGTCTTCCTGCAGCGCGAGCTTCTGCGCCTCGGTTCCCTTGAAAGAGGCGAGCTCGGCCTTCTGCTTCGCCGTGAGTTCCGCGAGATCATGATTCAGCTTCGCCTGCTGTAGATCGCCGAGGGAGGAAAGAAGGTCCATGGCGAAATAGAAAGTATCCTCGCGGATCTGCTGGATCTGGTCCGCGGCCTCCTCCTCGATGTGCTTTCGCTTATCAGCCGCTTTCCGGTAGGCTTCCTCCTCCTCTGCAAGATTCTCCAGGGTATGCTCCACCGCCTGATCGTGGGCTTCCTGCTGAGCTTCCTCGGAAGCGATGCGCGCGGCCTCGGCCTCTTGGTAGGATGCCGTCTCCTGGTCGAGCTGCCATAGGATCATGTCCGTGACAGCGGCAGCTTCATCTCTGGCCGTCTTCGCCGCCTTCGCCTGTTCCTCGATGGACCGCGTGGTGCTCGCAAGCACCGGCGGCATGGAGGCTTCGACATCTTTCCAATTGGTCATGAACCGGGTGAGGGCGGTGATCTTGTTTTGCAGATCCGCGGCGCGTTTATCCTGATCTGTCATCACGGCATTCGATGTTACCATCGACCTGCCGAGACCAGCCTGCGCGAGCCGTGCTATCTTCGCGGCCTCACTCACCCTGACGAGCTCGGTCTGCAACGTTTTGAGGTACGCTTTCGCCTCTTCGGGGCTGCCGATATCCGAGACGCTCATCCCGAGTACGACGTCGGCCTTGATCCGAGAGGACAGCGCCGAGATGGTCCCCTTGAATGCCTGCAGCAGCCGGGTGCCGACCGCCTCTTTCAACTCGTCGAACTGCATGGTGATTTGCTTCAGCCCGCCGCCCGCAGATTTCGCCATCGCCTCGGACATCCCGCCGAAGTTCTCGGTCAGCGCCTTGACGATATTGTTGAACTGCTGGACGGGGTCCTTCGAGCTCTTGAACTGCACCCCCAGCCGATTGAGCCCGGTCGCGTTCCCGGCGAGCGCCTTCGAGACCGCCGTCGCTGCGCTATTGAGGTCCATCCCGAGGCCCGTCGCCATGTCCTGCACCAGCGGGATCAGCTCTCTCATGCCCTTCGCGGATACGTTGCCGGTCTCCGTCAACAGCGTCATGGCGGCGACGGTCTCCTCGTCCGTGTAGGTTGTGACGAGAGAGAGCGCCTTCGCGAGACCCGTGAGCTGCTTCACCTGGCCGGCGGCTGACTGCCCCGATATCTTCATCGCGCTCGCGAGTTTCAGCTCCGCCTGCTCGCTTTCGAGCGCCTCGTTCACGAAACTCTTCACGACGTTCGCGAGCATCTTGAACGCGGCAGCGGCACCGAAGAGACCGGCGGCGGACTGCACGAACCTCGTGAACTTCTTGATCTGCTTCTCTGTATTCGTGAGAGATTTCTTGATATCCGAGACGTCGCCCGTGATCTTGTAGATCAGGCGCCCGACAATGGAATCAGCCATGAGCTTTCACCACCTTGCCGATTCGGTTCTTCTGAAGCCAGGAGAGATCCTGCTTGCCGCCCGGGGCGATCCACTCGTTCAGTCCCTTGACCTGCGCCTCAGCCTGCTCGCGCGTGTTCGCGGGCATATCCCAGCGGATGACGTGCTCGATGCAGGCACGCACATCCTCCAGGGTGAGGTCGTAAAACAACCGTTCGGGAGTGATCCAGGGCCAGTGCTTGCCGAGGAGAAGCGCTACCCTTCGCCAGTCGATGCTTCCGCTGGTTCCTTTTTTTTTACGGGCGGAGAATCCTTCTCGAGTGCCGCCACGATGAAATCACGGTACTCGCCCTCCTCGGCATTCTCGATCCACCACTGCCGGTCGAACTCGTAGCCGTTCTTCGTGACCAGCAGCTCGATGATCCGCAGTAGCGCGTCGAGTTTCCTGCTCGAGAACCCATCTACCGCCGCTTCAACTTCTTCCGTAAGTCCACGGATTTCCTCGGCAGCGTTCGGTTTGCCGCCGGCGCGCAGTTTCTTCACCGCATCATCGTACGCATTCACTCGCTCGAGATAGCTCATGAACTCGACGACGTACGCCGACCAGAGCTGGCGGACCCCGGTCACCACGCGCCGGATGAGAAAGCGCCGGTCGCCGACCTCGATGGTGACGACCGGCCGGGAAGATGCATTCAGACTTACGAACCCATCACTCACAGGCTGAGCCCGATTTCGTCATAGACCTCGATGAGCTGCTCGCCCGTGGTCTTCGTGGTGTCGAGGTCGCCGGACAACGTCATGGGCATGGAGGCCGGCTCGTCGCTGGCCGAGTCAGGGAACGCCAGGGTGAACCCGCTCTCGTTCGTCGCCGACCACAGCCGAGCCCGGAATACCTTCGTATCGATCGTCTTCGAGAACTCGACGACCTTTGCGGTGAGCTCGTCGCTTGCGGCTCCCATCTTCAGGGTGTAGCTCGCCGCGGGGGTGTAGTCGTACTCGATGGTGAGGATCTGCGCCAGGGTCGTTACGGTCGCGGTGTCCTTCACGTAGACGCCCCATGCGCCATTCTCGTCCTTCACCACGAAGTAGTCCGTGTCCGCCACGAGGGAACCGTCGACCGATCCGATGACGGTGATGTTCGTCGGCACGACTCCCGTTGCGTTCTGATGCTCGAACGGGATGAAGCCGAGGTAGGCCCAACCGCCGCTCGCCGCGAACTGCTGGAAGTTCGTTACGGGGGCCCCGGCGGTGGCCGTGACCGTGGCGATCCCGTCCAGCATCTCCTGCAGGTTCGTCATGTTGATCTGATACAGCGTGAAGGAAGCCGTCGCCTTCATGTTCTTCACGTAGTCAGTCAGGGTCTCCGCCTTCGATCCCTGCACTCGGACCTTGTCGTAACTGACCTCGATTGTGCAGTCGCCTTTCAGCACGCCCATATCGATGAGCGTGCCGATCGTGTCCCCGACCTTGACGGTGCAGCCGGCCGGGATGTGAACCGATCCAAAAGCAGACATCTCTCACACCTCCTGGAGTTTTACGCCGAGGGTTAGGGCCGCGTGCCACCAGGTGTCTTCCTGGATGAGCTGGTCGTCCTGCAGCGTGCAGACCATGAAAGTCTCGTCAACGACGAGACGCGAATCCCGAAGCAGAGGAATCAGAACGTCGCGGAGCTCTATTGCGTCCTCGCGACTCTTGGCAAAAACCGATACCTGGACGAGCGGAAAGGCAAGGTCGAGGTTATGCATCCTCCCGCCAGCGAGCTCATTCACGCGGATATGGACCAGGGTCGTCACCTTTGGCGATTCGTCGGCATAGATCCGCTCGGCGACGATATCCGTCACGGTCTCTTTCTCGAGCAGGTAGTCGACGATCATCTGCGAGGTGTTCATGCGACTGGCCTCTTCGCGTTCGACTTCAGCACTGCCTCGATAGTGGGCTTCATCAGTTTCATCGTGCGGCGGATGAACGGCGTCGGCTTGTTGTGGACCGTCCCATACTCGATGAACCGCGGATGCGTGGTCTTCAGGGGCCCGGCGCTCAGGATCAGAATGCCCTTCTCCCTGTAGACTTTCGCGGTGATAGAATCGCGCAACTCACCGGTCCGCACCGGGACGAGCGCCTGGGCCGTGCCAGTGAGCAGGGGAGCCACGGTCTCGAGTCCGTCATTGATGTTCGACTGGATCTGCGCGACTACGCGCGCGGGCTGCATGCCCGTGACGACGGTCTCGACCTTCATCCTGCTCGCCATCACAGCCCCCCGCGGTAGCTCTCGAAGACCCGCTGAGCAGAGGTCGGGATGGTGATCTCCATGCCGGTGTTGCTCCCGTCCGATGCGATGATGTTCCGCACGCCGATCGCCTCACCCGACAGCCGCAGTAGGTTCCACTTCAGGCACTCGATGGCCGCGAACTGCAGGTCGGAGGGAATCGTCGAGAAGCCGCCATTCCAGACCACGCGAACGTTATGGAAGCCTACGGGGAACGTGGTGTAGACCAGGGCAATGTAGCCCTCGTCCTCGTAGACCCGGAAGTCATCGGAGTCGATGTCGTCGGCCGAGGCGAAGGTGCCGGCGCTGTCGATGTTCACGCGCGAGACCGAGTTCACCGGCCAGACCGGCAGGATCAGTTTCGGTGTGCCGGTCCCGTCGAGGTCCTTCGTGATCGAGCGCGCCGCGAACAGGCGCTTCGCGATGTGCTCCGCGCGCACGGTCGTCGCGTTGAGGATGAACTCGGACTTCGGCCGGTCGTCAGGAGAAAGGTCGAGGATGAGCTTCGCATATTCCCAACTCACGAGGGAGTAGGCGCCGAGGATCGATGGGGCATCGAAGGCGACGTAGGCCGCGGCTGTCTTCGCCTGCATCACGGCGTCGAAGATGTTCGAGGTGTCCAGCCCCTCGCCGTACTCAACGGAGGCGGTGTAGTCGGTGTATGCGTCGATGACCTCGGCCAGTTCCTCGATCGTGTCGACGGTGGCCCCCGTCAGGGTAATGGTGCCAGCGGTCCCGAAGGCGGCATCGGCCACCTCCGCCCCCGCCGCACCGATGGCCGAGGAGAGAGTCTTCGCGGTCGAGTTGGCCGTGAGCACACAGCTTGCGCTGAGGCCCGTATACTGGACCTTCAACATTGCGCCGAGCATCTATCGCCTCCCGTATTATGAGCGGTGGATCGTTTCCTTGACCTTGAACAGGATCTCCTCGGTGGCAGGAAGCCCGGCGCCGAGGGTGCTGTTGTAGGTCCACGCGAGGTAGAGGATCCTCTCCAGCGAATCGGACGCCCCGAGGGTCTGACAGTCATTCCCCGACAGCACGAGATGCACGACATCGGCCAGGGGCGCGATCGCCACGGCGCTCCGCGAATTGATGATCACCCCGTTGTCGTCATAGAGGGTCCACGCCGCGGAGGCCGGGGTGCAGGCGATGCCGTCCTCATCGAAGAAGCTGACATCGAAGACGATCGTCCCGTCCTCGTTGACCGTCTTCCGCACGTTTATCGCCATGACAGTCTCCTCATGTACTCGCCGTGACTGTGACCTTCGGCTTGCGGACAGCGACCCCGATGCTGGGCTCCCGCGTCTCGATGGTGACGGACGGCAGCCTCACGTCGACCTCGATGGTCATGAGGCCCCGGGCCCATGCGATGATCGGGATGCACTCGCACAGTCCGCCCGTGGCGGTCAGCAGGTCGACCGCTACCGTCACGCTCCGGACGACCGCCTCCGAGGGATCGGCCAGCGCGGCCCCGCCAGAGAGCGCATCCACGAGAACGATGACGCTGCGCGAAGTGACGAGAGTCGGATCACACAGTCCGCCCGTGGCGATGAGACAATCGACCTGGACGACCTGCTCGCCGCGGCTGATGATGTAGGGGTCGGCAAGCGAAGCACCCCCGACCAGCACATCCATCGCGATGACGATGCTGCGCGCTGCCGCCACCTGCGGCTCGACCAGCGCGGCCCCGCCGACGAGGCAGTCCGCCTGCACGGTCACGCCATGGTCGACCTGGACGGTGGGAGTCTCGAGGACTGCGCCACCAGTGAGCAAGTCCACCAGGACCGTTACCGATTTGTAAGCGGCGACCGTGGCATCGCGCAGGCCAGCTCCGCCGACGAGGCAATCGACCTCGACGGTGACGGCCCCCGAGGCCCCCACGGTGGGATCGTGCAGTACCGCGCCGCCGACCAGGAGGTCAACCGCAACCGTCACATTCGACTGAGTGACAATCGTCGGCTCGTAGAGGACGCCGCTCGCCTGGAACGCGCTGTCAGCAGTCAGCGTGATGTCCGTGCCCTGGTGCGTCCCGTACTGTGTGGCTCCGCCCACCAGGCAGTCGACGAGAACCGTGACATCCCCGCCGAGGGAGGTCGTCTCGATGGTAGGCTCATGGAGAACGGCGCCGCCCACAAGCGGAGCATCGGCCTCCATGATGAGATCGCTCTGCGTCTCGGCATGCGTGCCGAGGAGAGTAGCGCCGCCGACGAGCAGGTCCACGGCAACGGTTACGCCGTGGTCGCCGCCCGCCGCAGCCTCGACGAGGACGGCACCGCCGACGAGAAGGCCGACCTCAACCGTGACGCTCCTCACGGTCGCTACCGAGGGCTCCTGCTGGGCGGCACCGCCCACGAGAAGGTCAGGCGAAACGATGATATGCCGGTCGGACGCGACGGCTGCATCCGGCTGGACCGCGCCGCCGATGAGAAGGTCAACAGCCGTAGTCACATGCCGGACGGTGGCAACCGTGGGGGTCTGCTGAACGGCGCCGCCCACGAGCAGATCGGCGGAAACCGCAACGTCGAGCGGCCCGATCACCCCGGTGACGGTCGGCTCGTACAGCACGGCCCCGGCCTGGAGCGCGCTGTTCGCCTCCATGACCATATCGGTCTGCGTGCTCGTGTGTGAGCCGAGCTGAACCGCACCGCCCACCAAGAGGTCTACGGCAACCGTTACGTTGACAGCCGCCACGGCGATGATCGTCGGGTCTCGCTGAACCGCACCGCCGACGAGGAGGTCAACGGCGACAGTTACGGGGGTGTCGGCCCACGTGATGATTATCTGGCCGGCCCGGCCGAGGCCGCCCTTCTTCGTACCCGCGGTGTTGTTCCCCGAGCCGCCACCACCTCCACCAGGGGCCGATGCATCGGTACCGTTCGTGTTGGCTGCACCACCCGCACCGCCACCGCCGCCGCCGTTGGCGCCAGCCCCCGGGGTAGCCCCGGACGCAGCGGC